CTTCGTTTCTTGCCAAGCCATTTGCCCTTTTGAGCTTCGCTCATCCTTGCTCTTGATTCGTCGGTGTGTGTGGATATAAACCCATCGCCGCCCAAAGTTTTGTTGCAAAGATTTTCAATCCCTATTTCTTGAATTAAGAACTGCTCTAACTCACAAGCATCTTCTCTTGAAATATCAGAAGCAACAATCTGAACATTACGCCCATACTTGTTATAGGCATTTGTCCAGTGTGCATTTCTGCCAGTGCAGTGATAAGCCCTTTTTTTATTATTGCCGATTCCGACATAAAAAATAGAACCATCCACGGGTTTCCTATGTAGGTACACTATTGCCATATCACAAAGTAGTCAACTCCTGCATCTCGACGTTGGTTAGGCGGGTCTTGAATAGTAGAATTTGGTTTGTTAAACTATCTGATTCGGCAGCGGTATCTAAATAATTACCACCATATTGAAAGCGTGAAGTAGCGCCCACGTCACCGCTTGTATCTGTGCCAATTTGAACCCCGTCAACGTATAAAACAAAATCATTGTTTTTGTAAGCTCCAGCAATTTTATGTCGTCCATTTGAAAGTGCGACCCCCGCAATATTAACAACATTTGCACCTGCTGTTATTACGTATAGAATAGGGGAATTGTTTGTTTGAAGACCGATAAATATCCAGTTACTTGCTGTCCCGTCACTTATATTCAAACGCACGGGGCTGTCTGTTCTTAAAGTTTTATTTACGTCCATAAACAAAGTACCTTCCGTCTGCCCAATTAGCGAGCTGATGCCCGTCTTACTGGCTGCGTCTGCCCCACGGGTTGCGGATGCTGAAAGCGTTGGAATGTAAGAGGTGGCGTAGGCTCCCGCTTCAACTTGTGCGCCCCAAATAAATAAACCGCTACTTCCATCACCTAAATATGAAGCTGCGTTTGAGTTATTTACCAAGCCAAAAATTAAATTAAACTGCCCGCTACCAGTGGCTTGTTTTAAGAAAGTAACCCTAACATATCCATTTTCAAAATCAGAAAATAAAATGGTAGGGCTTAAAACTGAAGAAATTACGCTTTTATTACTAACGTCAATAATTGCGAAAACATCGCCTCCGAATGCGTCAAAATTAACAAGAGCCCCATACCCTATTCTAATTTTACTTCTTGTATCTGGTTTTACAAATATAGAAAAGGTATAAGTTTGACCGCCAGTTGTGCTAAATGGTAATTGGTTTATGTCGTGAAACGCATTCGATGAATCTTCAACTAATTTATCTGCGCTCATATTTCCATCTGGCGATGTCGCTGAATTTATAGATATTGTAGATTGATTTTTAGACCAAGCCGCATTATTAAACTGCTCCGAGTATAGGGCACTATTCGTCCGCTGTGGCTCCAGCAACAAGCGGGGGCAAGTGCTACCTAAATAGTCAAGACGGGGTACGTTAGCAACTGGGCCAACTGATACGGCTGCGGTGGTGGTGGGTATGTAGTCTGTTGCTATGTCGCCCGTTTCGAGCTGGGCAAAGGCAAATAGTAAATTAGCAGCTGAATTGTCTGAAGCGTTTGTAATTCCAACGCCTACCGCACCAGTACCAGTAAAAGAAAAAGAATAGCGAGTCCAAGTTGAAGTAGCCGTTAAATTTGCGCTAAACGATGTTGCTCCATTTGCAAAAAAACGAAAGTTATTTCCTCCTCCATTTGATTTTACATAAAATGAAACAGTCGCTATGTTTGAAGTGCCGACGTTTTGGTAAAAATACCTACCAGTTCCAGCAGTCCAAGTCACATTTGCTGCGGTTGTTCCGCCATTTGGGTCGGTTGCAGAAGTTGAGACCTTTGTTGTATCAATAGTTAACCAAGCTGCATTTGCAAATGCTTGCGAGTATGTGTACAAATTAGTCCGCACCTTCTCAATCAGCCCCGCAGAATTTACACGAGTAGCCGTATCCCCTGTACGGGTGAACGCTAAATCCCCTGAGCCATCTGTTGGCTTCTCGGCATATACCTTGCTTGTCTTGTATCCGCTTGGTATAACCACCAGCGAAGCATCGTCGTAAAAACTACTCATTAGTTAAAATTTAAGGCGTCTATTGCATTTACCAAACACTCATATCCTTCGGTGGTTCCGCTATCGGCGGCTACACGAGCAACATACGCATCCGCATATATATAAGCATTACCAAAGCAAGTAGGTACGTCACCTATTGCCCGTGTATTGTAATCCTCGTCTCCCCAATTTGAGGAGCAGTAGATATTACCCCAACCGATGCTATTTGCCATTTTCCAGGTACTTTTTTAATTTAATTAGATTCTCGGTTTTTACTTTATAGAACCCACGAGGCCGGGCGGGAATCTCGGTCTGGGTAGATGTCTTCGTTGACGTTGGCATTGTACTCCGGGAATAAAGATTGGTTAAAAGACATATAGTCGATAAAACGCTCGGTATAGTATTTTGCTATCGTGCGTTCCTTTTCTACTAAATAATCAATTTCGATTTTATCTACGTTTGTTGCGTTCTCGCTCGTGTGCTTGTACACACCTCCGTTAGCAACCGTGTAAGCGGCAAACGGCAAGTATTCCACCATCGCAAAGTGAATAAGCATTGGCTGGATATAGTCCGTTACAAGCGATAGGTAATTGCCCGCAAGCGTGTTAGCGATAATATCCGAGGAAATCTTATCGTACAACTTTGTACCCGTGTAATTCTGGACGTGAATTTCTTGGGCAATTTTGATAAATTGGATAAACTTATCCGTATCGACGTTGCCGGAAATAACCGTATTGCGTACAATATCCTCACGCTTGATAAAGAGAGCCGTGGCCATTATTTACGAGGTTTTAAGAATCCTTCATTGGGCATATCCACGGGACGCTTTGCAACCTTTTCGTTGTTCGTCTCTGGCTTTACGCCTGCCTTACGTGCTTGGTTTACCGATACGTCGGCATTCGGGTTTTTAGCGTCTGGAGTTACGCCTTCCACCTTTGCCAGGTAGGTCTTACGCATCCAGAAGTGATGGCACCGTGCGCCTCCTTTGTATAACCAAATATCGTATGTTGCTGCGCCTCGTGGCCCGAAGCCAGCGTTAACCTCCTGCTTACGCATACGTAGAATATCCTCCTTGCGGTAGACCTTCTTTGCGTTTACCATCAGCTTACAGAATTGGCGGCTATTGGCCTTAGTGCTTCCGGGGGCGTAGGAATAACGAATCTTGTACTTACGTCCGTCTTTGGTTTCACCATCTTGGTCTGACTTTGCGTTTGGGAATGCTTCCCCAGTCTTTACTTTGGCGCTCTTAGCAAACTGCAAAATAGAATCCAGGTACTCCTCTTGCTCGTAGTCAACGGGGCGTTCGTCTACCAATTCCCATTCGTCCAAGTCCTCGTCTTCGCCAAACTCATTCAACGCCTCGAACATTCCGTTAAGAACTTCGTCGCTCACGTCGGCAGACATTGCAATACCGCTATCCTCCACTCCGGTAGATTCCTCTACCACCTCGGAAGGGGCAACAATTTCCTCTTTGAACTCCAACGGCTGTAACGTCTTAAAATAGATGTTTAAGGCCGCCCCGTTGAAAGATAGCACTTGCTCTATTGCATCGAGGATAATCTCTTGTAATGGTCTAATAACCACGTTATCAAACAAGATAGAAGCCGTCTTTAACTCGTCGGCGTTATTACCAAGTCCGCTGCTATCCTTAATGCCCAAAAGCATCGGGCTTGTTACCCGGTGGCCTACCATAATCTTTTGCGTACATTCCGAGGAAAGGAATTGGTACTGCTCGCTTGCGTCGGATAATTGTACGGGTTCGATTGTTGCTGCGAGTTCCTTGTTATCGTTAAACGCCAAGATAAACCGACCCGCATTCGAACTACCCGAAAACTTATCTGCAATACGTGCTTCGATTAAGCTCTGTTCGTCTTCGGTAGGCGTTCCGTTATTAAAGTTAATCAGCATAGACGGGGCAAGTCCGTTCTTGATATTGCTGATATGGTAATTCGCTACCTCTTCCTCCAGCTCTGCGTAAGGTAAGGAACCTTGGTAATCCGTT